CTGGAATGTGTAGCTACCGTCTATGCCGCCATTGCCGTTCGTGTTGCCGGCGACGGTGTTGACCCGCGTGGTGACCACCATCACCTGGGCCGGTATCAGCGCGGTCCCGCCGACCAGGGTGTAAACATCCAGAGGAGTAACGCCCGTTCCGGCCGTGTTAATCGTCGGTGTGCCTGTCGCCTGGAATGCAATATTGCTCAGCGCCGTAGCGACGCTGCCGACGAGCGCGATCGTGCTGCCGCTGACCGATCCAACAGTTGCCTTGACGCCTGCACCGGATACCCCGCCAAGGGGCAGGACGACCAGTTGTCCGGGCTTGACGGCACTCAGGTCGGCAGCAGCAATGGTGAGCGTCGGATTGGTGCCGGCCGCCACGGTCAGCGTGCCGGAATACTGCTTACGATCGCCCGTCGCGCCATATGCGTCTACATCGAAGACGGTTCCGCCGCCGCTGCTGACGGCGATACCCCGGATCACCGCATCGAGCTTGTCGGCGTTGGCGTTGAGGTGATCGCCCCAGAGGTCATAGTCAGCGTTTGGCGTTGGCTTGTAGAGCCCGTAGTTGGGCGTCACCGTGAAGTCGTCGTCGTTCATGGCCGCCTCGCTGTCGTCGTGGTGGTGGTGCCGCACATGCAGCCGCACATTTCAGCCGGCTCCCACGTTCCGGTTTCGCACCGTGGGGGAGCTGGCCACTCACCGGGCTGATATCTGGAATAAAGCCCGACGCCGAAGCGGCCGACGCCGAACGGGCGCGGCTGCACGCACGCGGATGACGTTGACGTCGGCTCAAGCGTTCCGGATTTGCCTATGCGAAGGGTGACAACGGGCATTAGTCGGGGTAATCCGCATCGCCTGGATAGGACCAGCACCGGCAGCTTTCACGGATAACCATACGGCGGCCCAGCGCATCCGCCCGCTGTTTAGCGCGCACTTCTGGACGGTGTGAACCGTTGTTCACGGAAAGTGCGCGGCTCATACTTTCGCGCCTTTCTTGTGACATTGCCGCCCACCACGCTTTCGCAGCGGCAGATCTCTGTTCGCTTGGATTGTCATTATTCCGATTGCTTTCGGCTGCATTCTCGGAGACTAAACAGACCTTTACGTTGCCACGCGCGTATGGTCCCAGATCCCCGAAGCGAGCCATTACGTATTGATCGTGACGCCGCCCGCGCTGCTCCCATTTGCCGCTGGCTTGCCAGATGTCCCACCATTCCTCGAACGTTAGTAGAAACGGGATGCCGCGCGCTGTCGCCTTCCCCTTGTGCTGATTGTATCGCCCGCGTGGGGTCTTCACCCACTGTCTCTGATAAGCCAAAAAGTGCTGATAATTCATTCATGGATATTGACGCGTTCAAAATGTTGTTGCAAGCTCTGATCGAAACGGAGCCCCCGAGTAATCTGAAAATTGCTTCCAATTGTTAGCCCGTGTCACTGCCTGCTGCCACGCGGCATCCATCTGGGCGGCGCGATCGTCGTCCAGCTCGAACATCGCACCGTACTTGCAGGTTCCCATCAGGTACACCGCGTACAGCGCCTCGAGCACTGTGTTCGTGTCCGTGTCGTTGATGAGCGGCTGCGGCTTTGCGTACCACCCCATGAGCACCTGCTGCGGCTGCCAGGTATCCGGTAGCGGCTGCGGCGGGTGGGGCAGAAACTCGATGCAGTCGTGCACGAGGCGATAAGCGGTGCACGGTGCACTGGTGTTTGTCTGGTCGGTGCCATTGAACGAGACGCCCCAGTCGCCGCTCCACTCGTCCTTCAGGTCGAGCAGTTCGCCCGTCGTGTTGTCGCGGATGCTTTCCATAGTGGCGAAGTCGGGCGGCAGGCTGAGGTATGGCGTGGTGATGCTCTGCACGCCGGACGTGACCATGCAGCGGGCGCGCAGCGTCTCCGCGATCTCCGTCTCCACCATGGCGACCCAGCCGGGCATGACCGGGTCCAGGTCGCGCCGGTTGAGCCACGCCGCGACTTCGGCCTTGAGCTGCCCGTAGCTCGCCACTGGCGGCTCGTCAGCGTCCCGAAGCCGTGTGGCGTGCGGTCGGCGGTGCGCCTTGAACAGCGACCGCTGGCGCGTCTCGCGAGGCTTCCAGTTCCTCGCCAGCCTTCATCGTGGCGATGCCCTGGGCGAGTGCCTTTGCCCTGGCGCCGCTGATGTCGATCTCGTCCGCGAAGAGGCGCACCAGCAGCACCTTGTCGATATCCTCGAACAGCACCGGGTCGGGGCGCTTGACCGGCGGGACTTTCGGATGCGCCTGCGCGGCGGCCGGTGCGTGATGTTCGGTTGTCGGGGTTGCCATTATAGTTTCCTTCCATCGTCCGTTCTGAACAGCCTGCACTCCCGGGAGTTCAGCCACTTATTAAGTGCGGCCTCGTCCTTGGTGATCCCGAGCCTTTGCAGGCGTTGCCAGATCACCAGCGGAATGCGGGCGACATGCGTAATGCCCTCCGGATTGCGCCGATGCGGATCGAAGTTGCTGGCGAGTGCCTTCGCGCTTTCGACGATTTCGGCGGTGCGCTGCGTGTGCAGGAAGACGAGGCCCTCCTCGTCATCCTCCGTGATTTTAGTGGCCCGGGTCGTGACCGGGTCGTGGCTGTAGTAGAGCGGCGGTTTCATGCGGTGCACCGCGTGCTATAAACGGGGCGCTGTTGGCTTGTCCGAGCCAGCAACGCCCCTAACCCTGATCCTGAGGAAGAGGACCACGGCTGATGCCATCCAACGACGACGAGATCCGCAAAGCAATCACCGCTGCGTATAACTGCACTTACAGGGCAAAAAACCTTGAGGCTAAACGTGCTTATGAGCGGGCGTATTATGCAAAGAATCGCGAGAAGCTTCGCAAGTACAAGAGAAGCTACAAGCCCAAAGATCCAGAAGCCCTTGCCGCTTATCAGCGAGAGTATGCCAAGAATAACCGCGAGGCTATTCTTGAGCATAAGCGACGCTACCGCGAGAAGAACCGCGGGAAACTTCGCGAGGCCCACCACAAATATGTCCGCGACGAGAACAGCGGATACAAGGTCGCTAGTAAGCGCAAGATCATCAAACATGCCATAGATTTGGAGACTATGGCCGGCAGGCCGCGGCCTGATATTTGCGACGCTTGCGGCGGCCTTCCCGATAAGGGGAAAAGTCTGCACTTCGACCACTGCCACCAACACGGCCATTTCCGCGGCTGGCTGTGCAGGAATTGCAATCTGATGTTGGGATACGCCAAAGATGACCCCAACCGGCTCCGCAAGCTGATTGCCTACCTTAAGCGCACCGCTCGCGGAACCGCTTCTCAGTTTGCTCTCCCTGGCCTCTAAATCCATCGACTACTGGTTCAGATCGAAGATGGTTGCATGTGCTTTGGGGGCTGTGGGACGGATACAGCCTTCAAATACAACGCCCCCCTGACTGTTATCGCCACTAACGGCGTAATCTTGCTGTATCATGTCGCGCTCTGGCAGCGGGGCGATTTCCACGTAGTCTGGCGAGACGATGAGGATCTGGTGCAGCGGGCAGAACCGGTCCGGGGCGAGCTGCAGCGCGCCGAAATTGGTGCGATACACGTCCACCGCCCCCATGATCGTCACACCCTCGCGGCTGGTGACCGACTGGATATTTTGCGCGACTATCGGGTTAGCGGTGCCGCCCTGCGAGAGCGTGCTGAAGTAGTTCTTAATATTCCCCGACATGATCGCCAGCGTTGGCTTGCCGCCGGCCTGCCAGCATTGCTGCACGGCGGCGTTGACGGTTGCGAGGTCGAGATCACGTGCTGTGCCGGGCGTACCCGCGTTGCTTCCGTCGCCCACCGGCATGACGCCGGCGCCGGCGCCACGGCTGCCATTCACCGTGTAGCAGGGCAGCCCGGACATATGCCTCGGGTCGGTGATGGTGCGCACGAGCGGCGACGTGGTGATCAGCTCGAGGTCGCGCTTGACCTCCATGCCGCGCAGGATGAGCTGACGATTGTATTCGTCTTCCCCTCCCGCCATGTCCACCACCCTCAACGTGTTAGACACACCAACTGTCCGCGCGAGGATCTGGCAAACATTATTCAGCCTGATTGGTTTCAGCACGGGCTGCATCACCGCTGTGAACCCTTCCGGCTGCGCATTATCGGATGCCGCATTCAATTCCTGCAGCAGCCACTCGGTAAGAACCTGTGAGGCTCCCACGCGCGAGCAGGCGGACACGAACGGTGTCTCGTCTGGGTCGATGCGGTAGATGATGTCGGCGAGGTCCTCTTTTACGCCGACGGCCGCCGTCTCGACATACGTTCCAGCGGGTGCTGCACCCTGTGCGCCAACGGCCATGCCGTATCTCCATTGCAGCACGGGCGCGCGCTGTG